TACCAGAGTAGTTGACTTATAATGTCGTTAAACCGCTCTAGGATGCCCAAGGTTAAGAGATAATGCTACGGGGTAGGGATACCCCTAGGCTACGTGGGAAAATGCAACCTAAGGGCTTGTAGGGGTTATTGGCGTACTTCGTTAAGCATTTCATCAATTTCAGTTAAGAGGTCTCTACCGCTATCGGTTAGCCAACAATATGACATCCCACTGCCATGAGCGATAAGACCTACTGAGTCTAGCACCTTTAATGCTAGCTCATTTTGCAAGTATTTATCTGCGTCAGTCGGGAGACCTTTGCTGCAACGCCGCAACATTTTCAACAAAAACAAGGCTGGTAAGATACTTCCACAGCAACACAAATTGCACTTAGTATAAATTAAATCAGCTAGTTTCATATAGTTATTATGAATTAAGTGTTATCCCAATAAGTTGCGCCAGAGACCTCTTTTTCATATTTACTTCTTTTTTTATTTTCGCTCTTTCAATGCCCCGTTGTTTTTCGCAATCCCAACAATCACAAAAAGACAATGCTGATATTACCTTGCCATTTACGGTTACATTATCAGGCTGTAGCAGACCATGATCATACAGATCCGCAAGATGTAGAGCCTCTGTCTCATCTATTGCATACGCTAATACTGACATCTCTCCATCCCATTCAGTGTGTACGCTGGCAACCTCAACGGTTCCCTGGTTGATTATGTATAATGTTTTTTTGCTCATATATTCTCCGTATCTCGCACTATTGCGATTATCGAGCACTCTACAGAATAGAGTACCCTGTAATCACACTAGGCTATTGTTAGTTGATACTACTAGCAAAAAACGCCCACATTTCATGATTGTCATTTTTGCGAGGGAAGTATTCCGTCCAAAGCCTCATTCTATCATTAGGATCGTTGCGTAATGGGTCAAGGCTCGATAGCGACACCGACCAGATGTTATTGCCAGACCCATCGTAGGCCCATTTCGCCTCGTATACTCTTTTATTTGACAAAGTAGTAAAGGTGATAACGTTACCGTTATCGGATAGTAGCTTTATGCCGTTATATTTTACTTTGTTGATTCTCATATATTCACCTTTAGTTATTAATTATCTCTGCCTTAAATAGCGCTATCGCCTCTTTCTTCGTGTAACCCATATACTGACGGGTAACGAGATACTCATATCCGTAGTCATCAGTCGCCCAACCTGTTATTAGCCAAGCGCCTTGAAATGTTTTTTCTATAGTCATATATCCTCCGTTACTTGGGGTTGTTCCCAACTCACAACTACATTATGACATATACGATGTACTGTGTACAGTAAAAGTATCGGGATAATGTAAAAAAAGTTTAGGGGTATTTTATGCTACGTGATATCAGGTAGTTAGCGATACTACTTGCGTGACGAGTGTACAGTGACATACCCTAATCAGTGTGTTGGCTAATATGAACCAATTACCGAAGCTCAACGGTAGAATCAAAGTAGGTCACTATCACGCTATACCCCAAGCGAGAGCAAACCTGTACCAGGCAATACGCAAGCGACTGGGGTTGAATAGGATGCAGCTGGCTAAGGTACTCAAGCTCAAGTATGAAGCGTTACGGTATCGTGAACGTACCAAGCGCACGTATCATCCCTGTGAGATTGTAGTGTTGTACCAGTTAAGCGGGATGACAAGCGACGAGTTCATGCAATTGTTAAATGATATTGCGTAGTTACCTAGGGTGTGTGGATAGCTAGCTAGTTTTGTAATTCTAGGTAGGTAAGATTCTCAAATGAAATCAAGGGGTTGCAGCTGCGAATGAAAAGTATGATTTTCGTTTCCAAAACAAATTTGAAAATGAGCGAGGTACCGGTTACAGCTATATCTCACTCCCCACATAAAATTTCGCATTTCAGCCTCAAACGCTGTATCGTAAATTCCCATCACCCATATAAAATTCCCAAATATTACCTTCAACCACTGTTTTGCTATTAGGGGCATAAAAAGTATGAGCGAGGACGACTTAAAACAAGAAGCTGAAATTGAGGCCGCTCCGATTATAAAAAATCCTGAAATAGAGGTTTTGCCGCCTATAATGCGGGAGGTGCCGCAGACTAGGGAGCACCAGAAGGATGAGCAGTTAGCGTTACAGATTAGGGATATGGCTGCGCTAGGGCTATCTAAGTCTAGAACAGCTTTTGCTGCTAGGATTACGCCTTACCTGCTGGATAAGTATTACGCTGATGACTTCTTAGAGGGTGTTAGTAACATGCAGAAGGGGCTAGCTACGGTGGCTATAGCAGAGGCTATGAATGGTAATACTCCTATCCTGCTTCACCTGTTAAAGACTAAACTTGGTTGGAGTGAGCAGCAGACGTTAGAAATTACGGGTGAGATTAGGAGTGTGGTTAGTGCCAAGCCGCTATCGAAAGAGGAGTTTGTGCAAAGGTACCTTACTCAAGAATCAGAGGATTGAGTATTACCGTTGCCCAAATTGTGGCTTACCAGGCTGTATAGTAACTGATAACTTATGGGTGGTTTGTGGCATAAAGCGGTGTGGTAAGGGCTTTAGGCTAATTGACCATAGGATAACTAAGGAGGAGTGCGAGGCGATATGGGGGTCGAGCATAGCTTTAAGGACGAAGACGGGCCACAAGTAATGCGGTGTCCTAAGTGTGAGGTTATTTCTGTAGTTAAGGCTGGAGAGGATACGTTTTGTTTTGGGCTTTATGCTGGATTAACTGGTAAGTATTTTATCTGCCAAAACCCTAAGTGTGAGGTAGAGCGAATTTATGGGTCTAACTGCGTAGTTACTGGTAAATGAGCGAAAACTTAGACGTAAATGTGGTATGGGCACCTCAAGCTGGGCCTCAAGAGGCGCTAGTAGCGTGTCCAATTACGTTAGTTGGTTATGGTGGTGCTCGTGGTGGCGGTAAAACTGACGGGGTTTTAGGCAAGTTTGCTATTAAGCAAGAGCAATTAGGGGCTGATTTTAATGCTATCTTTTTTCGTAAAGAATTACCTCAAGCTGATGACCTTATTGAGCGAGCTAAGCAGATTTACTTACCGCTTAAAGCGCACTGGCAAGACCAGAAAAAGCAGTTTACCTTCCTATCGGGTGGTAGGTTACGTTTTAGACCTTTAGCTAATGATGCTGATGCTGAAAAGTATCAGGGCCAGAACCTTTCAGATTGCGCTATAGAAGAGGCGGGTAACTATGCTGACCCAAGCTGTATCTGGAAGCTATTTGGAGCGCTACGAGGTAAGGGCGGCGGCCAAATCATCCTAACTTTTAACCCTGGTGGTATTGGGCATAGTTGGCTAAAGCATTTGTTTATTAAGCCAGCCCCTAAAGGAATGAAGCTACTTAGAAAAGACCTGCCAAACGGAGCTGGTTTTGATTATATCTATATTCCAAGTAGAGTAAGTGATAACCAGATACTGTTAGCTCGTGACCCTGATTACATTAACCGCTTGCACATGGTAGGTAGTCCAGAGCTTGTGCGGGCTTGGCTAGAAGGAGATTTTGAAATCCATGAGGGTAGTTACTTTCCTGAGTTTAGTTCTAAACATATCATTGCTCCTTTCAATGTACCAAAACATTGGCCCCGCTATTTGGGTTATGACTGGGGCTATTCTTCTCCTTTTGCTGCTGTCTGGGGTGCTGTTAGTTCTGGACGTGATGACAGAGGTAATGAGGTACCGTACCCTAAAGGCGCAATTATCATATATCGCGAAATGTGGGGAAAAGGAGTTGATAATGTCGAACAAGCTACCAGAATCGCTTCTGTATCAGTAGGCGAAAATCCTATATGCGTGGCAGACCCTAGTATCTTTAAGCATGATGGCGGCCCTAGCATTAATGATCAATTAACCGCAGTTTTTACCCGCTATAAGCATCCAGCCTTTAAGCGCGCTGATAATGACCGTATTTCAGGGTGGTCACAGATACGGCAAAGGCTAGTAGCTAAACCACCGTTGCTATACATATTTGCTACTTGCCCATACTTGCTAGAGACTTTACCATCGATGTCAATAGACAAACAAAAACCAGAAGATTTAGACACTAAAGGTAACGATCATGCCTGTCTTACTGGCGATACTTTAGTTGTTACTGACATTGGCCTTCGTCAAATTCGGCATCTTTGCAACGGAACATCAGTTAATGTTTTAGCGCATGATGGCTATTTTCACATAGCTTACGGCGCTCCTACTCGTAAAAACGCTAAAGTAATTAAAATTATTTTTGATGATGACACTGAAATAGTTTGTACCGCAGACCATAAATTTATGGTTGCTGACGGCACGTTCAAGGAAGCTCATTGTCTAACATCTGCCGACCTGATACGCTGCGTTACGTATGGTGGTAGAGGTTATTTCAGAGACAGTTCAAGAGTTCAACGGGGTAAGATATTACCGTTGCGGGCATTATTTTTCGTCTCAGCAAAAGCACGTTCGTGGCTCAAGACGATTGCACAGAAAAGTTTGGGAATATTTCAATGGCGCAATTCCCAAGGGAATGCACATCCATCACAAGGATGGGAACAAAGCCAACAATCAGATAGAAAACTTAGAATTGCTAGACTCAAAGACGCATTTGAGCCAACACATGACGCCGGAGAGACGAGCGCAATCTCGCGAAAACATAGTCAAAACTGCTGTGCCGATGGCAAGATTTTGGCACAAAAGTCTACAGGGCAGGGAGTGGCATTCGGAACATGCAAGGCAGATTGCTGCGGCAATGCCAATGATAACCAAAAATTGCGAGTTGTGTGGAGCAGAGTTTCAGACCAAAAAGCACATGGATTGGAAAGCGAAGTATTGTCACCAGAATTGCAAAATGAAAGCACGACGAAGAAGATTAAATCCATCTCTTATTCCCAAGCCCCGCAAGACGTCTATTGCCTAAATGTTCCAACCGCAAGTACATTCGTATTGGACAACGGCGTGGTGTCTCATAACTGCGATGCTTTACGCTACCTTTGCAAAGAGCGGCTAATTGACTCAAAGTGGGAGCAACCTTCTCAAGTATTCAACAAAGGATTAGTAAAATTGCAATCTTACATCGCGCAAGTTAGAAGCCAGCAGGGTAGAGCTAGAATATGAAAATTGCCCCATTATCTCAAAAATATAGTCCTAAATGGTGGCGTTCTCAGCTAACCGAAGCAGAAGAAAGACGCAAAAAGTTTACAGAACTAGCAGAAGAGTCAATTAGGGTTTATAACGCCCAAAAACAAGTTGGTATGCTTAACGATGTTGAGCGCCGCCTTAATGTATGGTGGTACTGCAACAATACCCTTTTACCAGCCTACTTTTCCTCAACCCCTAAAGCTGAAGTAAATGCCAAAAAGCGCACAGGTGGTATTCCTGTTCAGCTTGGTAGCGTCATTCTAGAGCGTAACATTCAGTACGCTATGGACACTTATTTTAACTTTGACATGGTGGGTTACACAGCCGCTATGCAGCTTTTACTTACTGGCCAGTCCGTTCTTTGGGCTAGGTATATGGCTAAGTTTGAAACTGTAATGCAAGAAATTGCGCTAATTAAAGATCCTACAGGCGCAATTATTGATGGGGAGGGTAAACCTTATGATGGTGATACAAGCACTCTTACGCAAGGCCCAGGCGGTATTATGCTCGCTAGTCTCGAAGTCGAGCAAAAAGCCAGCGAAAAAGCGATCCTTGAAAACGTCCTCTACGCAGACTACTTCTGCTCAGACGCAAGGACGGAGCAAGAAATCGAGTGGCAAGCGCGTCGTGCCTACTTGGATAGGGCCCAAGCAGAAGAGAAGTTTGGCAAAGAAATCGCCAAAGACTTAAAGTACGATTCTTACCCAGACGTTATTAAGAAAGACATTTCCCGCAAAGATGACAAGTTTGAAGGGAAGGCTGAGATATTTGAGGTTTGGTGCGAAGCAACAGGCAAAGTCTACTGGATGCAAAAAGGTAGCGAAAAGTCTGTTTTAGAGGTGTCAGACCCGCCTACCAAGTTTGATAAGTTCTACCCTTGCTCCGTTATTAGACAATCAGAAGACCCTGATTCTGTAATTCCAGTATCAGATTACGCTCATGTTAAAGACCAAATCCTAGAGGTAGAGCGCCTCACAACCCGTATTCACGCTGTTACTCAAGCCATTCGTACTAACCAGCTTTATGATGCAACTTTAGGCAATCAAGTAGAGCAGCTCTACACTGGCGACCTAAAGGTTATTCCTGTTACT